AGTTTGTACTACATTTGTAACACAAAACAAAACAATAAAACAATGACACAGAACTGGCACACCAACTACATGAACAAAGTAAAAACCCTCTCTATTGAGTCTCTAAGGTTTATTATTAAGGATTGTAAAGAGTCTATGGAGGCTCTACCTAACAACCCTAAAAACGGTATATACCAGGACGAAATACACTATTGCGCTATGGAAATAAGCAAGCGCACACACAATAAAAAATAAACTAACTGGGGGCCACTACCCCCCTACTTAAAACGTAACCTTTTAAAACTTATATATTATGATCACAGAAACACGCTACTACCGTAGCCCCGAGGCTTTCAAACGAGCCTGTAGAACTTTAAACATTAAGCCCTCTACTGTAGCCTTTGAGGGTGGAGAAACTAACGGCGCTACCGGTTTTCTCAAAGGACAGACCGTTAAAGTTATTTTAATCCTAGACGAAATGGCCTGGAGTGAGGCCCCTAACTATCAAAAATTTTAAACCTATGGAACTTATGAGCCCCCACAATGATGAGCAATGTATCTGTAGCGACTACGACCAACTGGAGACCCAGGTATTAAAAGACTGTCGTAACCTATTATTTACTATTATGGCAGATTTTAAGAATATCGAGCGCTATTTAGTGTTAGCCGGCAACGAGTTAGCCGGTAGCCGTAACTTTTTAATTACCAATAAAATTAGGCCGACTATTTTAGAACTGGTAGAACGTACCAGATCCGAGATAGCAGAGAGTAACCACGAATTACTAGGAGCCCTTACCGAGGTAATAGTAGATAACGCGGTAAATAATTGCCCATACTGTAAATTTTAACCCTTAATACTTATTTTATGAAACACACGATAACACAAAAAATTGAAGTAACCGAGGAGGTAGAAATAATAACTCCCTGCTATCGTAAAGACAACGCTAACAGCCCTTACTATTACAAGTTAACCGAGGAGGGCGGCCTATTGTACGTAACCCGTATACTTATTTTAGATAGATACCAGAGTATAATTAAGACTACTACTATTACCAAGGACGTAATAGACGCTATTGAGATTACCGAGGCAGAGTATAACGAGGCTTATAACCGTGTAATTACTTACCTATGAGAACTATCTGTATACCGGCTATAGTTTTAAGACTGAGCCTAATTATTAACCTAATTTTTTTAATCTACTTTTTTTATGAAAACTAGACAGGAATACGGCCCAGGTTACCTGGAGGCCCTCCAAAATTTCACGGCCCGCCTAAACAGCGAGCCCCCCGCTGAGAGTTTAGAAAAAACACCCGACGGCAGAGCGTCGACCGTGGTAATTAGTCATGTCGAAATGACTTTAGACGAACTATTTTTCGGGCAATGGAGTACCACTAACTTTACCTGGTCGGCTATCGCTAACGAGGTGCAAGGCGCTATAACTTTGGAGGTGTTACACCCCGTAACCGGTGAGAAAATAACCAGACAGGGAGCCGCCTCCGTTATAATTACAGTCGACAAATTACCCGACGAACTTAGAAACGACCCGCACGCCCGTAATAGGTGGGCTCTGTCGCCGGAGAATAAGAAACCCAACGCGTTAGATCTGTCGTTTCCTAAGTTAAAGGCCGAATGTTTAAAGAACGCCGCTCAAAGCCTGGGTAAGATCTTTGGCCGAGACTTAAATAGGAGTCGTAAGGATCAGTATAAGCCGTTTAAAATTCAGTCTAAAGAGTTACCCCCCGCTATGTTAGAAGTAATAGAGCAAAAAATAGCCGAGGGACTAACGCCCTGGGAATTTAACAAGACAGTAGAAATTTTAGGCGACTTAATAAGCCCAGAGCAACGGACAGCGTTAGAGAGTAAGTTAAAACCCTTAAAAGATTAAAACCATGTTACAAGACCTTTTAAATAAATTAAGCGGCGAAATACCCCAGAATACAGCCGCCTGGGATAGAATAAGACTAGGACGGTTTACAGCCTCCAAAATTTGGCAACTTATGGGAGAGCCGAGGAGTAAAGCGGCTAAAGAGGCGGGCCTATTTAGTGAGGCCGGAGAGCGCTACATAGCCCAGACAATTACCGAGGAGTTAACGGGCCTACCGGCTGAGGAAACCTGGGGCCGTGCTATTGAGTGGGGTAATGAATACGAGGAGGAGGCTATAGTAGCCCTGTCCGATAAAATGGGAGTAGAGCGCGCCGATTACGTACAATTTAAACCCGCGTTTACTTTGTTCAATGAATACGCCGGAGGGAGCCCAGACGCGAAATTTTACCTAGCGGACGGATCCGGAGGCTACCGGTGGGTAGGTATAGAGGTAAAATGTCCATTTAACTCTATAAATCATTTTTGGCATAGCCAGGTAGTAGATGCTGAGACACTAAAAGAGATAGACTCTACGTACTATTGGCAAGTATGTTTAAATATCCTATGCCAACGCGCGGCAGAGTGGGTATTCGCCTCTTACGACCCGCGTTACCCAGAAGAGAAGAGGCTACATTGGGCCTTTATTTATCCTAACGTCGACGACCTAACTTTACTTTGTGAAAAAATAGATCGCGCCTGGGTACGTAGAGAGGAGGTTAAGGCTAAATTTTTAGCCTCGGATCCAACTAATCAACTAACTAAGGTACTATGAGAGAAAATAAAACTAGAGTAGTTAATTTAAGGCTAACGGATAGCCAAAAGGATATATTAACTCAGCAAGCCGAGCGCGAAAATTTAACCCCGTCTAAACTTATACGGCGCGCTCTAAATAAATATTTACGCAAAAACTTATTTTAAGCACTTTTAAGACCATGAAAAAAATAAAATACCCTAACGTACTACTAACCCACTACGAACTCATTAAAAACGCTCCTATTGAATTTAGAGAGGTGTTATCCTACGCGCTCTTATGTTACAATTTCGAGGACGTTAAAAATAATATACCGGCTGAGGCTATGGAAACCTGGGCAATACTAGAGAAAAAAGTAGACGCCGCTAAGAAATCTCAAAAATACGGGGCTACCGGAGGCTACTACCTACACAAAAAACAGCCTACTACCCCCAAAATAGAGCCTATTAGTGTCGCTGAAAGCCCCGCCGTTATTGAAAAACCCATTTCCTCACGTGCGCGCGCTACTACTACTACTATAAATAATATAAATAATAATATAAATACTATTATTAAAAGGGAAAAAACTGAGGAGAAAAAAGAAAAAAATGTAAAAGTTACTAACAACAACAAAGCGCCGGAGTTTATACGCCCAACTTTAGAGGAGGTAGTTAAGTTTTTTACTGAGAACGGATACACAGTTCAAGCCGGTACTTTATGTTGGATGTATTACACCGACGGCGACTGGATAGACAGCCAGGGCCGACCCGTTCAAAATTGGAAACGGAAAGTAAGGTTTAATTGGTTTAAGCCCGAGTATTTAGAGGTTAAAGGCTCAGTCTATACACGTAAAGAATACCGGCCCGCATGAATACTAAGGAAATAGAGGAGGGAGTATTAGGCGCGGTCTTATTAGATCCGACTTGCCTAAGTTTAATCTACGATAAATTTAAACCCGAGCGGTTTATAGATAGTTATAACCGGCAAATATGCCAGGCTATACTCTCTCTATACCATGAGAACAGCCCTATAGATCTAATCACAGTTAAGAATAAGGCTAAAGACATACCCACTAATTATATAGCCTCACTAACTAACCGGATAGCGTCCACAGTTAACGTCGAAAAATGGGCGTTAATACTTGCCGAGTACCATTTAAGGCGCGAAATACTGCAACTATCGGTAACTATGGGAGCCAGAGTACAAGACGACAGCGGCGACGTTATAGACCTATACACCGACAGCCTAAATAAACTCGAGGCGATCTATAACGACACAGCCCAGAGCGGCCCCGTACATATAGCCAAAAGAAATACCGAAGTAATTAAGGCGGTAATGAATAGGGGAACCTCCGAAGATAGTTTAATAAAAACGGGGTTAGCGGCTGTAGATCATATAACCGGCGGGTATATGCCAGGAGATCTGGTATACATGGCGGGCCGTCCTGGTATGGGAAAAACGGCTATGTTACTAACCCAGGCGCTACATATAGCCCAAACGCAAGGCCCCGTTATTATTTTTAGTTTAGAAATGGCGGCCCCTCAGTTAATTTATAGATTAAACAGCCAACTAAGCGGGTTAAACACTCAGCACCTCCTAAAAAATAAACTCAGTCCACACGAATTTAGTTTATACAGCAAGGCTAACGACGCGTTAGAGGCTCTGCCTATTTATATTGACGACAGCGCGGCGCTCACAGTCCACGACATACGGGCTAGGAGTCTACAACTAAAAGCCCGCGGGGGAGTAAAGGCTATTTTTATAGACTACATACAACTAGTAAGCCCAGGTAAACGGAATAAGGAAACCCGCGACCAGGAACTAAGCCAGATAAGTAGACAACTAAAACAATTAAGCAAAGAGGCGGCCTGTCCTGTTATATCACTAAGTCAATTAAGCCGAGGGGTAGAGTCTCGAGGAGATAAACGGCCACTACTTAGCGACCTCAGAGAGTCTGGGAGCCTAGAGCAAGACGCCGACTCTGTTATATTTTTATTTCGTCCCGACTATTACGGCCACAGCGTCGACGACAGGGGTAAGAGCGTAGCAGGTATATGCGAGTATATAATCGCAAAGCAACGGAACGGCAGAACTGGGATAGCGGAGGTAAAATTTCACGCTGAAACCATGACATTTAAAACGAATACCGACCCTTTTTAATTATGAGAAAATGTAAAATTTGCGGCGTTAGGTTTAAGCCGTTCAATACCCTACAAAGGACTTGCATACAGGCGTCCTGTGTATTAGAGAACTCAGCGCGGGTTAGACACCGTAAAAAATTAGAGGAGTTAAGAGAGAGGACTAAAACCCTTAGTTACTATAAAAAGCAATTAACCCAGGTATTTAATAGTTTTATTAGATCGCGCGACAAGGGTAAGCCCTGTATATCATGCCTAAGGCCGTTAGGTGAGTATTTCGACGCGGGCCACTATTTTAGCAGAGGAGCCTACCCTAACCTAGCCTGGACGGAGACTAACGTACACGGTCAATGTCGACATTGTAACCAGTTTTTAAGCGGCAACCTAATTAACTACAGTATTAACCTACCTGGTAGGATCGGAGCGGAGGCGTATAACGAACTAATTAACCAGAGAAACGACGCGCCCCAAAAATTCACTAAAGCCGAAATTATTAACCTTATTAAAATTTATAAATCTTATGGAAAAAATAAGCACTAAGTACGACGCGGAAACGCTAAACTACCTTTATTACTTACGTAATTACGCGTATAATCTGGAGAAATTTTTACATCGAGAAATGGAGGAGAAATTTGTACAAGTCTACCCAGATCGTATGGGCCTACCGCCTAAGAGGATAACTCTACCTATGGAGTCTGTAGACATGTTACGAATACAGAACGAACTAGACCAGGTTAGGCTAAGAATAGCGGAAATACAAAAGTTTAATAGCCATGACTAACGAGCAAAGCGCCTTAGACTTACACCGTACCTTTTACGAGGTCTTAGTTAACTATACTAAACCTTACGACCGTTACGAGGTTAGCCGTCGGCTTGCTATGGAGACTCTGTATATGGAGGCTAGTAATATCGAAATAAGCACGGAGCGAAAGTTAGAAATACATAAAATGTTAATCATACTAAGCGAATTAAAATAAAAATTATGGAAACAGTATTAAAGCAAATTAGATTTCTCGAAGAAATCGAGGCAATATGTAAAAAATACGACCTTTCAATATCACACGAGGACTGGCAAGGAGCGTTTATTATAGAAAAATACAGCGACTCAAATATGGACTGGTTAAAAGACGCAACAAATAACTGGTTATAACAAATAAGCGAGTTAAAATGAAACACAAATGGACAGACCCCGAGGGTATTAAAAGTATATGCGAAAATTGCGGGCTAATTAGGACGCGCCTAACCTATTTACCAGGCGAGCCCTCAGTTATTTACTATAACCCTAATAAAATAAATACAATACAATATAAGGCGCCGAAATGTAAAGGAGGTAAGAAATGAAACAACACGTAGAGACCTGGTTAATTAACCTAAGAAACGGTAATATTAAAAGTAAAACTGAGCGGGTATTAGCCTACATAAAAGAGCGCCCAGGGTGTACTATTATAGACATTAAAGAGGACACCGGTATAAATCACCAAACGGTAACAGGGGCTCTGTCGGCTATAATGGACGCGGGGCTAGTAGATCGCATAGGAGAAAAAACTATAAACGGGAATATATATAGTAGTCTCCTATTTATTAACGACCCCCATAAAAGAGAGGCCCTGGTTAAAAGCAGAGAGGACGAAAGGGTAGCGAAATTACTAACGACTATAGACGAACTCAGCCACAGACTACCCGAAATACAGAGGCATATTAACTTGTTAAGAATTAAAACACAGGCTAACCAATTAGGTATGTTTAGTAGCAGTAATTTTGCCTAGAGAATTGTATAATTATTGTTTGTTTAAGTGTTTAATAGCCCCGGGAACGCCTGGGGTTTATTTATACAGCGTAACTATATTTACCGTAGTTAGGTCTTACCTCGAATAGCATACGCATCATAACCATATCACTATAGTCGGGGCTTACCCCATGTATACGGGCTATCTCTTCTTTACTCGTTACGGTTAGTTTGCCGTCCTGTTCTGGGCGTCTACGCCGGATCATGTCTAACTCTTTAGTTAATACGTTTTTTTCTGTGATAGGAAAAAATACTAGGCGTTTCTCTATTAACTCGGCTAACTTATAATAGCACTCACTTTTTAAGTTAGGGTAACGCTCACTATGCACGGCCCGAGATCCGTTAACAAAGCCCCGGCAACCCTTAATAGCGTCGACCGCTCCCCCGCCTACTCCGTCCTCGTCTATTACTACGTTACGGGCCTCTATCTTATACCGGCTCTTTAAAGTTAGTATACAGTCTACTACCTCGTTAACCCTTGCGCGCCGTAATTCATGTACGTAAATAAGCGTTAAGCCTGTCCAAACACCTATAACCGTTCTGTCTTTACCCAGGCGGGCCACGTCTGCAGTTATATAACGCTCTCCGGTAGGAGTGTTTTCTCTAAAACAGGCTAACACGTCGTCAACTTTAAAGAGGATGTCTAGCGTTTCGTCGTATTCCCAGTCTCCCTCTAATAGTCTTTTACGGTCTACGTCGGGTAGGCGGGCTAGCGTTTCCTGGTATGAGGGGGGTAAGTGCGGGTTATCTGTTACCCTAGATTGTACAAAAGCGTACATATCCGGCAGTAGACCTTGTTTATAGGGGCTGTAAAATTCATTATATAGCCAACCTTTAGACGGGTTACAAGTCATTAAACCTTTAGGTGGGAGGTTATACTCGTTTAGTTTATAACGAACTCTAGACCTTACTATGTCGACGGCCTTTTTACTCACCTGGGAAACTTCATCTACGAACCAGTCCGTAATCTCTAAACTACCTAAGTCGTCAAAATTTGGATCCGAGGGGTAAAAAAATAGATCCACTAAAAGTATTTCGGACTTATTATAAAAAGTAATTACGTTAGTCTGTCCATTTATTATGTAGTGTTCAATAGCCCGTAACCCGCACATTTTAGCGACCTCAAAAAAAGTTTGTAGGGTAGTTTTTTTAAGGGTATCGAGTTTAGAGCGTCCTATAAGCCCTCGGGTGCCTGGGTATTTTAGCCTCCTCTGTATTTGCCAGAAACAACCTAAAAAACTTTTAGAGCCTCCGGCCGCTCCCCCGAATAAAACAACCTCGGCGGGGCTCTCAATAACTAAGTGCTGTAGACACTCTAACTGTTTAGGTAAAAGAGTTACAGCCAACTGTCTGAGTCGTTATTATTATAGGTAGAGGCTGAGGCCGTAAAGTCGCTAACGGATAGGCTGTAAAATTTACCACTATTACCCTGTTTAGTCCACGCGCTAAGCCTGTATTTTTTACCGTTAATAATTATATTACCGGTAAGGTCTGGGTGTTTGTCGGAGGTCTTTTTATTATTCTTAAATAATACCCCGCTGTTATCTCTCTCCATATTTAATTAAATTTAATTTGCTCTATAGGTACGTTAGTTAGCCTAGTTATATCTACTATATACTTAGCCTTTATTTTACCTGGGTTTTTTATCCAAAAATCTACAGTCCAACGGCTAACCCCCATAGCCTCACTAAAAGCCTTTTTACTTTTAAAGTTATCCGTAATTACGCGCTCTAAACTTAGTTTATACATATTGTAGGTTTTTCTCTACATTTGTGCAAATATAGTATAGTATTCGCTACATTTGGACAGTTTGAGCCGTGAAATAAATAAACATTACCCGCTCTGGAGATCACACGCCAAAGGGTTAGCCGGTGGCGACCAGGTTAAAGGCGACGACCTCCTAAGCGAGACCATGTTAAAACTTTTGGACACGGCTAGACCAACGGCTGAGAGGTTAGCAGAGGAGGGTAAATTATATTGGTATTTTAACCGGTGCCTCTATTTTATGGCTATAACTAAAAATAGCGCGTATAATAAAACGCGGCGGTATAGTCAATTTTGGGACGCTGAGCGAACTATAATAGATCTAACAGACGAAACCTGGATAGGTAGCAGACTAGACACCGAGTATATAGACGCGTATACAGCCCTTATGGGAGAGGCTGAGGCTATTATATTACGCCTATACTCTCAGCCAGGGTTTAGTTATCGTAAGGTAAGCGCCGACACGGGTATAGAAGTAAAAGACCTCTACAAATTAGTCGAATTAGCAATAAATAAAATTCGTAAAAATGTCAAAATTTCACATAGTAGCGCCAAAGGAAGTAAGAGACCAGAGGCGCGACATTTGCCAGGGCTGTAAACACTATAAGCCCCTATTTAAGTCTTGCGGGACTTTATTAGTCGGCAGAAAATTAACCCCCGAGGAGGCCGAAGAGGTTAAGGCGGCTAACCAGGTTACACGGAATAAGCAAAAATTTGAACTGTGCGGGTGCTTTATGCCTCTAAAGTGGCGTATACCCTGGGTGAAATGTCCTTTAGAAAAATGGGGGTTACATGGGTTAACGGAGGCCGAAATAGAAGAGTTAAAAGCCTTTTTAGATAGTTTACCGGCTAACGTAATACCGTCTAAAGAGGTAACGGAACTATTTACCTGGGCGGGTAGGATCCGAGGTACTAGGGTTACAACTTGCGGGGAGTGTGTAAAGGGTATTATAGACGAAATGAGAAAAAATCTAAACGAATACTATGGAAAAAATTAGTTTTGACTACGACGGTACCCTAGATACCCAAAAAGGGAGAGAATTAGCGCGTAAATATATTTTAGAGGGTACGGCCGTCTATATAATTACAGCGCGTAGGTTAACCCAGAGCGCCGATGTATACGCCACGGCTAAGCAAGTAGGCATACCCAGAAATAATATCTATTTTACCGGAGGCCGCGACAAATGGCACACGGTGAAACGCCTAAACATAACCCGCCACTACGACAACAACCCCAAACAGTTAGACCTCATTACTAAAAATACCAACGCTGAGGCTATAAAACTATCACAGATTAAAATAAACTAACTTTATGCCTATACCGACACCTAACCCCGACGAGGAAAAAACAGCCTTTTTAACGCGCTGTATTGAAGTAATAAAAAACGAGTACAACCTAGAGCAACGGGTAGCGATCTGTTACCGAGCCTGGGAGAACAAAGAAACCGAGTAATAAAATGGAAGTATTTAAGTATATATTTTATATCGGAGCCTGTGTAATAGCCCTTAGGTTTTTATATGTAGCCCTGGACACTCTGAGCAATACCTACAGAAATGATAACGACGACGGAGACTATGAGTAAACTATATGTCGAAATACCACAGCCAGAGGTTGACGGCCTAAAAACTTATAAGGTATTAGCAACTTTTGACGGGCCT